CACCAGATTGAAACAACCGCTGGCCGTTTTCATCTTGTGCCTTAAGAAGCATTACCTGCATAGCAAATGCCATTGCTTCATCGCTGCCGGCATTGGTGCGGGCCTTCTCGCGGTCCGCCATTGTAAGCGGTGCGCAGTAAAACTCAAACGTAGTGCCATCAGTTAATTCAACTGATTTCTTGACCGGTACTAGATTGGCTGCTTTCTTAAGCCGATCAAGTGCGCGGATTGGGGAAGCCATTGGATTTCTGTAATCGCTTTTGTAGTATAGACCATAAAAAGGCCCCAGCGCAAGCCAGGGCCTTAGTTAAATCAAGCCGACTTGGAGAAGTCAAAGGTCGGCACACCAGATGGGAGGAAGGCAACCTCTACCATCTGCGCATCATCAGGGTTGATCGTAAGATTAGCGCTTGTTAGGATGATAGGCACCGTAAGCGAACGGCTAAGTGCCTCGCTGATCGTACCGCTGACAACCACCTGGTCGATGTAGAGCTTAACGGTAGCGCCAGCCTGTTGACGTTGGATAACGTCTTGGATCATGCGGCTAGCGATGTTGGTGTCGTCATCAGTGGTGTAAACACTGGCGGAACCCGAACCATCAGCAAAGCCGGTGATGTAGGTCTTAAACGGTGCATACTGGCCGGGTGTTTGGCCGATGGTAGTAACGTCAATCTCATCGCGGGTGATCTCAAACGACCACTCACGAACGGAACCAACGGCTACAGGCGCCGTGTAGGTGATGCTGGCAAACAATGCCCCAAAACCAGATGGCTGGGCAGTGGCAGTCAAGGCCGTGCCGCCAGCAGTGGCGCTGAGCGTCATGATGCCGGTAGCGGCGTCATAGGTCTTGACGAATTTGGCGCCAGCAGCGATCGCATTGGTGACGGTAGAGCCAGCCGGATAGGCAAGCGTCACAGGATCATTGACCTGAAATCCGAGGTAGGTGCCAACGGTGATGTTGGCTCCAGACGCAGGAAATGCAGTAGCAACCAGGGTGGTGACCGTGGTTCCTGCGGGGGAATAGTAGAGGGCGCCGGACGTACCGGACAGAACGGTTGCGGTCATTCGCCTGAGCGGTAGTTGACTGCAACAAGTCTAGCTAATCGAGGTAGGCTTGGAAAGTTGCGGTGAATTGCGTCTGGAAATACTGCTGTGGTGACGCTGGTGTGATCTGGTTAGGCCCTGACGGTGCATCAAATATGATGCCGCTGAATTTTGCGCGATTGAATAGATCTTTGATGCGTTCGCCAATGGCGTAATTAGCGCCTGTACCTTGGCCGTTTGGCGTAAAGATATTTACTGCCAGTACGCCATTGTGACGATCAAAGCCGGTACTGGCCCCTAGCAACGTGGCATAAGCTGCATCACCAAACGTAATTGATACCTGCACCCATGTGCCATTATTTGGCGGTGCATATGGGACATTTTGATAACTCACCGGATATGCCGGTGCTATTACCATTTCAGTGGCGATGCGTGCCTCAATGGCAGAGCGTACATCATTAAGCGTGCTGCTCATGATTCCCTCCCGATCTTGGCTGCTTGCGCTATTGCATAGGATTGCGCATCCTTGGCGATCAATTGCACCCAGCCGGCAGGCGCTTGGCCGCTGGTGCCGTTAGCCAATGGCTCTGCATATGGCAGGTTGTTATGCACGCTGTAGACATTGCCTAGCGTTTCTTTGTTGTAATTAAGCCGCGTCAGTGCAGGCATGTTTGGATAATTGCCCTCTGGCGATTGTCCGCCTTGCGCGGCATTCTCGCCAACCTGCCAGCTCATGCGAAAACGACCTGTATCAACAGGGCTTTCTAGCTTGCATCTAGTATCAACATCCAACACAACAGATCGCAGCAATTGCTCCATGCGTTTCTCGATGTAATCACCGATCTGCGCTAGCGGAATTGTGCCTGCCATTATGCCCTCAGGATCAGTGTGTAAATAATCGCAAGGTTGTCTTGCTCTACTTTATCAACGCTGATGATCTGATGAATGATGCCGCCGACGGTAACGCGATCTGCGGTCGTTGGTGCTGCTGCCAGATCGGCTGCGGCGACCGTTAGGCGCTTGTCGGTGGCCTGCACCAGGTCATTTACCTCGCGGGTGCTGACGGCATCCACAACGCCTCTAATGGTGCTGGTTGTAGTCGTCTCAGTAATGGCGCCGGTAGTGGTGTTGTAGGCGCCTGCTGTGACGACCGTAAACGTAATGGCACCGCCAAACTTACCAACGATCTTGCTGGCTACCTTTTGCAGTGAGGATGCAAGTGCCATCAGATTTTATAGGCAACACAATGGCCGTTTTGCAACTCAATACTGGTGAACACCCCGTAGATAGTTGTACCGGCATTAAATGATTGCCCTGCCAGTGTGCTGCCGTCGTAATTTTGCGCTGTAACACCATCCACAATGGCATTACTTGTGAATTGAATAGCGCACCAACGTCCTGTATTTACATCGGTGTTACCAATAAAGGTAGCGCCTTTTGCGTAATCAATGCCGAACTGGTTGGTATCGCTCATGGTTAAATCCTGTAGGCAGCAATCTTGCCGGATGTCAGGGTGACGCTGGTAAATACTGCCTCAACGCACATGCCAGCTTTAAGCGGCACGCTAGTAAATGTATTGCCAGTTTGATTCATAATCACGGCGCTAGCGATCACGGAATCCTCAAAAGCAACCAGCTCAGAGAAGCGCCCCGTATGGGCTACGGTGTCGCTGATGTACTCAAAGCCAATGGCGTATTCAGAAGACATGGATCAGCTCCGGCGGATTGAGATGTTGCCTGGTCCACTGATTCTAAGGCCAATCAGGTAGCGTTCAACCATCGGCGGGATCTTATCGGCGCCAGATTGCGGGCTGCTGGTATTGACGCTAATGCTGATCGGACCAACTGAAACGCTGTTGTAATCCTCAAGGCCAGACAAGCCAAGGCTATCGGTGTTGTTGTTTAGGAAGACGGCCAGCACTGCTTGAGCTTGCTTGATCTGCGTTGGGATTTCGGTATCGGTGAAATAATCGGTTGTGATACGAAATGGAAAACCAACGGCGTAGGTGTTGATATAGGTGTCAGGCTTGCGTACACCTGTCCTAGGCCACTGCATTGATTGCGTATCAGTAGCGCGAGCACCAAGAAAGCGTTCACGGTCTAACCTCTGCGCAGCAGTGTACAATGCACGGTTTTTTGCGTCGGTGGTTGCCGTTGCCCATGCAGTCACATCAGCATCTTCAATAAGACCATCAATAATGGCCTGCGCATCAGCCAGCGTCTGGTAGGTGTTTGATGTGCTTCCGCCGGCTGTTGCGACTAGGACGATCGCCATTATCAGGTTCTGGTGTTGGTTCTATCTTAGCTGGCTCCGGCGTAGAAAAAGAGGCCACATCCAAAGATGCAGCCTCCTGGTTACGCAGTCGCCGGAAGGCGAATAGTCCCATATCAGGCGCGTTTCAGCAGAACGGTCAGGATCACACCAGCCAGGGTGGTGGTGGTGCCAGTGACATCCAACGACAGCCGGTTGCCAGCCTCAAGAACGAGGTCAGCAGTGGTGGCAGTCAAGGCAGGGGTCTGCTCGGTAAGAGCAGTGCCTTTGAGGTTGATGGTTGCGCTAAGCAGGTTATCACCAGCAGTAGCAGCTTCGGTACCTTGGCAACGACGAATCGTGCCAGTTACCGCGCCACCATCGTCGCCAGCAACAGCGTGAACTTCACGCACTGCCACCACTTCGCATTTGGTAGGCGCTGTCCAGAATTGAACATCGGCTACGGTGCCAGCAATGTAAAAACTAGCAACGAGATATTGCTCGGTGCTGAGTTCAAACTGAGAGGGTTGTGCCATGATTAGTTACCTCAGAAGTTGGAAGTAACGGTGGCCCTAACGATGCCGAGGTTCTTAAGCTCGTACACCTTAGTCCAGTTACCAATGGTGGCAAGCGCAGCTTGCGTTGGGTTGGTGGTGCCAACCGTCCACTTAGCGCCTACTGGGTGGTAGCAATAGTGCAGGTCGATTGACATGGCATCACTCTTAGCGAGGATGTCACGGTCAGTTTCAGTCTGCATACCCATTTGCTCACCGCTGGCAATAGCGCCTTGGGTGAAGAAATACACCGGATAGTTGGTGCTGGTAGGTGCCAGGTCGTCAGAGACGATGACGCGGAGGCCCATGTACAAGGGCACTGCATTGTCGCCGCCGTAAGCGCTAGCAATGCTGCCGCCTACTGCGTTGATGGTGCTAGCGCCGGTTGCAGCGGTGCTGAGGCGTGCCTCAGTGTTGGTGATGTAATCAATGGCCTTGCGCTCGACCAAGTCGTAGTACACAGCAGAGTGCATACCGACAGCGGTCAGCTTGTCGCCTTGATCGCCAAGCAGTGCGCGTGCCTTGGCCACCTGACGGGGGCCGAGGGCAGTTTGCCCAGTCTTGTCAAAGGAAAGATCAATAAATGCAGCGCCGGTGTTGGAGGTCAAGCCGCCAAATACACCTTCAATGCACTTGATCAAATCTTTCTGGCGCTGGTTGGCCACATAGTCAGCCACCTTGGCGCCGATAGCGGCCATCGGGTCAGCGCCAGCAGCCAGAGCTGCGAGGTCACGGGACTCGAATGCACGACCACGGTGCAAAATAACGCCTACTTGTTTGTCGGC